ATTTCCCCTGAGCAATTTGCTGAGATGTATTCCGGTCGCAAACGAACAATTTACGAGAAGGCTGTCGATGAATATTACGGCGTGGGAGTGCGTAGAGAACACTCAATTAGTGCAGCTTTTGTGAAGTGTGAGAAAGTACCATCAAACAAAGCACCAAGATGTATCCAACCACGCAAACCAGTGTATAATGTTGGAGTTGGGATTCACATTAAACACTTGGAGCATCGACTGTACGGAGCAATTTCACGAGTGTTCCGTGATGATGTCGTTGTTGTCAAAGGGTTTAATGTCTGTCAGGTTGCCACAGTCATTGTGGATAAGTGGCAATCTTTTAGTAACCCGGTTGGTCTTGGATTAGATGCTACAAAGTTTGACATGCACGTCTGTGACGGGATGTTGCAGTGGGAGCACAGCATATATTTGGCAATTCATGGAAATGATCGCACACTTTCAAAGTATCTCGGTTGGCAGCGAGATAATAAGGGTGTTGGGCATTGCGAGGACGGCAAACTGACCTACTCTGTTCAGGGGCGACGTTTCAGTGGTGATATGAACACCGCTCTCGGGAATTGCGTTATTATGTGTGCTTTGGTATGGACTTACGCTCGGCTTAGAGGGGTTAGAATTAAATTAGCCAACAATGGAGATGATTGCATGGTGTTCATGGAACGGGACGATCTGCATCAATTTGCTAACGGGTTAGAAGAATGGTTCCTAGGAATGGGATTCAGGATGGCCATTGAGAAACCAGTATTCAATGTTAACCAAGTTGAATTTTGTCAGATGAAACCCATAAACACCACTCGTGGCTGGACCATGGTACGCAACATACCCAAGGCTAGGGAGAAAGATTCTATATCCATTATCCCATTAACCAGTGAAAAAGTCGCGCGTAAATGGTTATTTGCAGTTGGAGAATGTGGGATGGCATTGTGTGGTGGAGTACCAATCATGCAGTCAATGTACAAGGCGTACATGCGTGCTGGTCTCAAGTCTAGAATAGCCACTAGTGTGGCTATGGAGAGTGGAGCCCTCATGATGTCTCGGGGACTTGAGAGCAAAGAGTTCGAAATTTCTGATGAGGCCCGGGCCCAGGTATTTAGTGCCTGGGATTACACTCCCGATGAGCAAACTGCTCTTGAACAAGAGTATGATCAGCTGGATATCGATGTGAAGTCCGTGGCTTGGGTCACTGATGAACTTGAACTCCTATTCCATCAACCCTATTAGAACATGTACGGTAATTACTGC